ATTTATATTATTATGCATCCCAACGAGGGTCATCTGCATCTGGAGTATCATTATCTCCACTTTTTGTCTCCTGGTCGATTTGTTTTTGAATTTCTTCAATTTCATCATCAGTTTGACGTAATACATTCTTACGTATCCATTCGTTAGATATATATTTCCCTACATATTCATCTAGAGAACTTAACATATCAAACCTTTCTCTTAACATCTCTGATTGTTTTAGCTCAGAAAAATAGTTATCTTCTATAAAATTAAAAGCAATACTTTCTTTCCAATCTTTCCAATCAGCTTCGGTTATAATACCTTTTAATAAGAGCTGTGTTTTAAGTAATTGCATAAACAAATCAGAAAATCTTTTTCTTAATCTGTCTATAAACTTCTTAAACTTTACTTCATCTCTTGTAATCTCAGTTGTTCTTCCAAGACTAAATTGAGCTTCTTGTTCTAATCTATTAACTGGAACATTTAATGATTTGTATAATTTCTTTTGGAAGTATATAATATCATCTATTTGTCCTAAGTTTTCGCCGCCTGGTAGCGTAGTGATTTCAGTTCCTCTTCCACCTTCTCTACGTGGTAAAAAGAAATCCTCTAACATACTCATATGTTTTCTGTCGTCTTTGATATCACCAGTCTTAGCATCATATACCAATTTGTTTCTATATTGATTCATAATACCTCTTAGGTATTCTTCAGCCTTACCTTTTGGTAAGTTACCAACATCAATATAAAATATCCTACGTTCTGGGGCACGCGATATTCTGTATATTACCAATGAATCTTCCATCATTCTTAGTTGATTTACTGGCTTCAATGCTTTATGTAAATAAGATAGAATTCTTTTTCTACCTGGGTCCATTACACCTGATGTACAATATGCAATTGCATCTGGATATATTTTTAAACCTTGTTCTGCGCCATTCATTGTCTTATCTTGAAATAAGAAAAACTCATCTACTTTTTCGATAAGTTTTGCGCCTGTCTTAGGGTCTTGCTTTTCCTCAACCTCTTTCACTTTTCTAAGTTTGGTTGGGTCAATATACCTTAACTCTTTTATACCTTTTTTAGGAGAGCTATTATCGATAATGATATGATATGGTAATCTTCCATCAATATACCATTTACGATATATATCATGTGCATAAGCATTAAAGTTCAATAACTTCAATACTTCACCAAATTCATTTTTTACTGATTCTTTTAATTTGTCTGATATTTCTAATTCATCAAGAACTAGATTTACTGGTGATTCATCATGGTCACCTACAATCGATTCATTTATAATATCTTCAATTGCAGCATCGCATTCGGGTTGTGATGCAATGTCTCTATACTTTAATATTAAATCAACTTCATTCTTGACCTTGTCGCCGTCCATATCAATGTACGCGCCAAAGTGACCGCCAGCTTGAATAACACCTGAGCCGTCTTCATCAGTTTTTGGTACAAATGAAGGTAATTCTTTACCCTTTGTACTTTTCCTATTGATTTCGAATCCAAAAAATTCTGCCATGTTTTACCTCATATTATTGGAGGGACTATTGCCCCTCCTCTAATATTATTTATATACCTAAGAAGTAGTGTTAGATTCCCAGTATTGTACTTGGAATTCAACAGTGAACTCTTCGATGGTATTTTCTGAATCATAACTTACTTCTATCTCAGAAATGTTAGTTGGAAATAGACCTCTAAAGTCATATCTCTTTGTAACTTCTCCAGCTTTATTCAATTGCTCAACAATTGCATCAGCTTGATAGTCAGTAGGATTAGATAATCCTGTATTTTCGTTATTATTATTAATACCATTCATCCAACGTTCCATTGCGTCTCTTACTTCGAAACCAACGTCATTGATTACAGTAATTGTCCAAGGGTCAAATGTTCTATCACCAGCTATTTGCAGTGTTCTACCTCTGAATAATACAGGGATAGGTGCTATAATTGATGCAGGCATTTGAGCTGTTTTACACATAAATGATGTAAGTTCTACATCACCTTGTGCATAACCTGGATAATTCATAGTTACTTTAAACAGGTTGGACCTTGCGCCACCACCTACTAATTTAGATTTAAAATCATCTACGCCTAAAATTGCCATGTGTTATCTCCTATGAACCTGAAATCTCGGAGAATTCTACTCCGGACCTAGTTGCTACGAAGTTCAGTGTAATGAAGTTAATAGACCTTGAAGGCTTGATAAAAATATCAGCCACAAATTTATTACCATCAATAACTGCGCTCGTGTTGTTAGTGTTATCACAAACTACTAAAAAGTCTGTAAGTCCACGTCTACCTTTGACGTCTCTTAAGAACGGTTCAACTAAATTTCTGAACTGTGCTCTTGTAAATTCGTCATTAAATTCGAATAGTTGCGCTTTAGCTGCTGTGCTAACCGCTTTTTCTAATGCGATAAAAAGTCTTCTTACATTAATTCTATCAAAAGATGAAGGTCTACTTAATAAAGTTTTGTCACCAAATAGTAATGTACCTTGTCCAGGTAATGATACTATCGGATTTACTCTTGCTTTATATAATGTGTCTCTATCTGCTTTCTTAGGATTAAATGCAAGTTTTGTTACGCCTAATAATTGACCTCTGTTTACACCTGCTGGTGAGAACCATGCGTCTGCTACTGAATCAGTATTAGCACATAATCCTGCATGATGTCCTGCAGCTCCAATCCATCTATATACGTCGTTATATTTGTCGTATACATATAGTGCTGTAGAATCACATGATGCGTAAGAAGTAGAACTTAAACCATCAGCAAATGCTTTCACATCTGCGGCAGGAGTAATACTACCTACTGTGTCTTCTATTGGTGGTGATACAAAAGCCATACAATCTTTTCTTGCATTAACGATAGAAATTAAATCTTCTGCTATTGTCTCCGCGCCATTAGCGTCTGGAGTTGCAAATAATAGATTTACGTCTACAGTGTCTGCATCTTCTAAAAGGTCATATCCTGTTGCTATTTCACCAACTGTTGGTGCATTATCGTCTGACCCACCTGTAAGTGAATCCTCAATTGCTGCGGTATTTGTTGTAAATGTTGCATTGGCTACAATAGTTTCTCCAGCATCAGATAAACTTGAATCATGACCTGCCCACCAAATATATGAAGATTGTGAATTAATCACATCTTTATAATAATTTGATGTACCGTCACTATTCTTAGCATCTGAACCTTGCGATACAAATGCGAATGTTTCTAATACTGTTCCTGGTGTACCAGATATAGCTCCATCTTCATCAACAATAGCAATATGCAATTCATCTAAATGAGTATTCTCATCTTTTCCTAAATCTAATGCATACTGTGATGTTTTTGGTGCAGCATCAAAACTACTCGAGTATGTCCACCCTGAAAAGGATGAAATACCACCTGTAATCATTGATACTTTAATGCTATTACCTAATACTCCTGGATATTTTGCTACCCAATTTCCAACACTTAGTGCTCCCGCGTTATCATAATCATCTTCATTCTTTATCAGCTGTCCGGAACCATCTGCAGTCGCGTTATCGTGACCTGATGCTACTCGAACTACCTTTAGTGCGTTTCCATACTTTAAGAATGACGCTGCTACTAAAAAGTATTTTGCTGTATTGTCGTCTGGTGCGCCGAAGGTTGCAGCTAGTTCGTTTTCAGAACCGACTGTAATTACTTCTTCTACCGGACCCCAGTTGAACGAGCCTGCAAATCCACCAATGCTGGTTGATACTGCTGGAACTACATTCGTAGCGTCGATCTCATTGACCTGAACGCCTGGTGATACTTGAAATGCCATCGCTTTGTCCTCTATGTTTGAGTTAGTTAATATGTTTCATAATACGAATAATCATACTATTATTTATAATAAAATGTTTTTTATCGAATCAACTCTACTTCTTGTGAATTAAATTCAATAACTGGATTATTGCTATTTGATATATCTATGACCTCATGAACATAATCTATACCATTTCTAGACCATTTAACAAGGTCTCCTTCAAAAACCATATCATCTGCTTGAACTTTATCTTCAAACATTGATTTATATGTTGTTGGTTTTAACCAATAGTCTCTATTTTTAAATTTTTCTAGAACCCTTTTAGGTAAATTTTCACCTGTTGCTTTTCTATAACCTTTTGTTCCTGGCGTTGAGTTAATTTCAATAAACATTGGTGGTATCTTATTTCTATCTTTCGATGGGAATATATCTACGCCTACCCATAAACCATCAACAGCTTTAGCTGCTTTTTCTACATGTTCTATTTCTAAATCTGTCAATTCTATTGGTTCAGGTTTTGAGCCTAAAGATACGTTTGTTCTAAAGTCTTTTGCAACTTGTGGTCTTTTTATTGCACCATGAAACTTACCACCGATAATATGTGCACGAATATCGAATGTAAAGTCATCAATCATTGTTTGTAATAACACACCCATATTCGGGTCTAACTTATACATTAATTGTACAGTAGAATGTAATGAACTTTCTGAATCTACTTTAATAACACCAATACCTAATGAACCTGTAAGTGTTTTAAGAATAACAGGATATTTACCGCCTAATCTTTTCATAGCATCAATCGCTTTTTCTGAATGATGTATCAATACAGTTTTAGGTTGATTAAGTTCTGCTTCAGCAAGATATAAGCTTGTTCTGTATTTATCAGATGTAATTTCCATACATGCACGAGTGTTAACACATACAACACCTGCTCTTTCTAACTGAGTTAAAAAGTCTGACCATGCTTTTCTTTTAGTAACAGGTGCTCTTACAAATACAATTGTGTTTTCATCAATTTTAAACTTTCGTTCTTTTTCTGCCATACCATCATAGATATACCTTACACCATTTTCTAAATCAGAATAAGCACCTTGTACATCTACTTTAAACGCTTTAAGACCTAGCTTCTCTCCTTCTTTTATAAAGTCATCTGCAGTTGCCTCTGGGTCATCAGGGTCTTCTGGGTCATCATACCATAGATATACAAATCTGTATGTCTTTCCTTCTTCTTCAGACAATACTTCTATATCTTCCCACTGTTCTGTAGTATAGTTATATTTTCTTTTTCTATAATCGCTAAAATTTTGCATTTCCTGTCCACTCCTGTTCGAACCATATATTACCATCTGGGTCTTTACTATATTTATCTGTTTCGTAGTTTCCACTTTCGACATATCCGAAAGGTAACATATCATCTTGTATTGCTTTTAACCGTTCTTTATATAACATATCTTTCATATCAATATTAGTTAAATTTTGGAATACATCTGTTGTTGTAAACCATGCAAACAATACTAAGTTCATCATTAAGTCATCATGATTTGGTGCAATTGCCATAAAGCTATTTCCTCTACTCACAAACGTACTCATTTCGACAATTGTTTGAGAATCGTTTATTTTTAATTTCTTTTGTTCTATTAAGTCTTTTATACTCGAACATCCGATTCTTTTAACACGTTTCGTCATTGTAGCGCCAAGAGCATTTGCTTTAATACTTGATTCAACAAACATGTTTTCATATTCTAAATCATAATATAATCCATTACATACAACAGCACCTTGGTCATTACTTTCAATTACTACATAAGCTTCATTATAATAGTTTGCATATTTGTATATAATATCTGGTAATAACATTGGAGATATATTATTATCTCTAAATACTGCAACTTGCTCAAAAGGTTGAACACTTACATTTATTATAGAAAATGTACTATAATCTTGGTTTCGACCTTTTGAAACATCAACAGTCATTACATATTCATGTTCTTTTATAGGTTGATGATATATAAATAAATTTTCTTTTATAAATTCTGGCTCAACACTAACTTGTGCTAATAAATGATTTGCATCTATTAATGTATTACCTCTTCCATGAAAGGTATTACCAAACTCTTGTTCAAATTGTAACTCTGAAGTATTTGATACTGTTTGTCTTTTCCATTCATCATCTCTTCCAGGTACATCCCACCAATCAACACGAAAAGGTTTAAAGTCATTCGTCTTTTGTACAGCACCTTCCCATAACTTATGATATACATTACCTATACCATTTGCCGTAGATGTAATAATAATTTGTGTATCTTTACCAGCAGATACTACAGGATATGTTGATGTATAAAATTGTGCATCATTTTCTACAAATGCAAACTCATCTAAAAATAATAGGTTAATTGATAAACCACGAATAGAACTACCACTTGTAGCTGATGCGATTATCTTACTATTATTACTAAACTCTATACTTCCTTTATTTAATGCCTTACAACCTGGTTGCAGAAAGAATGGAAGATTTTCTAAAGCCAAAGTAATACGTGCTAACATTTCTCTTGCAACTGCGCCTTTGTTTGCTAATATTGCAATTGTCTTTTCAGGATGAAAACATGCATACCATAATAGATATACTACTGATGATATTGACTTACCGCTTTGTCTACAAGCTAATACAATACTAAAGCGATTATCATTAAAATGTTTAAACATTTTTTCTTGATAAGGATATAAATCAAAAGGTACTAATCCTTCATCAAGTGAAATAATTTTAATATAAGTACGTGCAAAGTATGCAGGGTCTTGCATACATTTTTGATATTCTATTATTTGTTCTCTACTAAACTCGGTCTCTACTCCGTC